GGCTATGACTGCTTTATATAATGGCGGCGATGGAGAATTATGTAGTGCAGTCTCAAGCAGCAATCTTATTCACTATATTGATTTTGAGGTAGGCCCAGGCAATCAAGCGATAGACACAATTGCGGGCGGACTTGACCCAGGTGTGTGGCATTCAGGAAGTAGTGACCCCGCAGGTTCACCAGATACTTATGGAACAGGATCATCAACGCCGGATCCTTGTACTTATTGATAAGTTTGACACTATTTATATAACAGAAAAGGAGAATAAATGCCATTACCAAATTTTAAATACGAATCGGGGTTGGGGCACGTTGCTGCCTACATGGCAAGCTCAAAGCCATATTTAAGTTCATCTATTAATGTTGCGTCGGGAGGAAATACGGTAGTTACTATTTCATTTCCAAATGTTTCTAAGTTTGTGACGGTAAGAAATATGGGTCCAACAGGCTCAGTTCCTGCCGCAATGCGTTTTGGGTTTTCACATTATGGAACAAGTGGTTCAGTTAATAATAATTATGTTGTTTTAAACAATGGTGAATCTTATACGGGTGACTTCCGCGTTACAACTCTTTATCTTATGACTGACGGCGCTGCCATTACAAACAATGCGACTGCCTCTGTCATTGCTGGTATGACCGGGATTTCCATCAGCGATTTGAGTCAAAATTGGTCAGGAAGCTCGGGTGTGGGCTAATGATACCAGACGAAGATCTTGATAGAATTTCACCCGATCCACGCCGCGTATATTTTAATGGCAAAGAAAGTAAGAAACCCGGCATCCCCAAACCAGCAGTAAAGGCCACCGAAGTAGAAAAGATTGTCGAAGTAGAAAAGACTGTTGAAGTAATAAAAGTTGTCGAAGTCGAAAAACCAGTCGTTGTAGAGAAGATTGTCGAAGTTACAAAGATTGTCGAAGTCGAAAAACCAGTCATTGTAGAAAAGACAGTTGTAAAAGAAGTTCCTTTCAAAACCGTCATAACTACAATTGAACCGTCATTAAAGGCTGAAGAGGAATTGCTTAAGGTTTATGCTGAAATAGCAACACTTAGTAAAAGGTTGGACGACATCTATGCTCAGAAAAACATTAATCAAAGATTTATGAAAATCTTTATTTTATTAATTGTGGCGTCTCAAGTTCTTCATTTCTTTATATAAAAATGTCTTGACAAGGCGGTTCCCCTATGGTAATATGGTGGTAATGAATCGCGTAAAATCATCAATTCCTTTTGTCGGGCTCCATGCCCATTCAACCGCAGGCTCACCATTCGATGCTATCGGATACCCTCAACAGCACATGGATTTTGCTTACGAAAATGGCTGTGATGCTCTGGCATTAACGGATCATGGAAACTGCAATGGACTAGCATATCAGGTTCTTCATGCAAAGTCAATGGAAAAAGAGGGCAAAGACTTCAAGCCAATTTATGGTTGTGAAGCATATTTCATTCCATCTCTTAAAGAATGGGACATCGCTTACGAACAGAGCAAAGCGGACAAAAAGAAGAAAAAAGAAAAAGTAAGCTCTGGATTCTCTCTTGAGGACGAGGCCGAAACCAAAACAACTAAAGATATATTAAATCGCCGTAGGCATCTGGTCTTATTGGCCCAGAACCCTACAGGCTTGAGCAACATCTTTAAGCTTGTTTCACAATCTTATAAACCAGGAAACTTTTATCGGTTTCCTCGCATTGATTACGATCTGTTGCGAATTCACAATGAAGGCATCATTGCGTCTTCAGCTTGTCTTGGGGGTACATATGCCGGAGATCTGTGGGAAAACCTGGACGATGGTGATGAGGCTATTCTTAACGCAATGCGTAAAACTACTGAAAATATGCTAAGTATCTTTGGTGATCGTTGGTATGCAGAACTGCAATGGTTCAAACATCCGATGCAAATGAAGCTGAACAACTTTATTATTAAGATGGCCGAAGAATATAATTTGGAATTAATTTCCACGGCAGACAGTCATTATTTTAATCCAACAGTCTGGAAAGACCGCGAACTCTACAAACGTTTCAGGCCAGGCGCAACCGCATTCTTTGGTGAAATGGCGGATGACCTAGAACAATACGGAATGGAATTATATCCCAAGAACGGTGATCAGATGTTTGCTTCGTATAAGAAGTATTCATCCGAATTGGGTGAAAAGTTCGACGATAACTTGATTCGCGAATCAATTGCTCGGACCCACGATATTGCACACAACAGGATTGAAAAGTTTTATCCTGATAATACTGTGCGTTTGCCGTCTTTTGTTATTCCTGAAGGAATGAATGAAGATGATGCGTTGAGCATTGCAGCAATCAATGGGTTACAATCTCTTAATGTTTCTAAAAAGGCACCACCCATTCAATATATTAATCGTTTGGAGCATGAGCTTCAAGTTATTAAAGACCGAGGCTTTAGTCGTTACTTTTTAACAATGAAGGCAATCGCTGATAAAGCAACTTCAATGCAAATCGCTGGACCTTCACGAGGATCGGCCGGAGGGTCATTGGTTGCATATGTGCTCAAGATCACGCAAGTGGACCCCATTAAGTATGGGCTGTTGTTTTCTCGCTTTTTGCGGTCGGATGCAACAGATTATCCAGACATCGATTATGATGTATCAGACCCAATGGTTTTAAAAGAAGCACTTATTGAAGAGTGGGGCGAAGATAATGTTGTTCCAATCTCAAACTGGAACACGTTGCAGTTGCGGTCTTTAATCAAAGACATTTCAAAGTTCTATGACATTCCGTATAAGGAGGTTAATTCAGTAACTAAGAAAATGAGCTTCGAAGCCATGGGTCCAGCCAAAAGCGCCAATGGCATCAAATCTGGCGTTTATGATCCCACTTTTGAAGAGTTGATAAAGTATAGCAAAACTTTGCAAGAGTTCCTTAAGCAGTACCCACAAGTCGAAACCCATGTTAAGACGTTGCGCGGCCAAGTGCGTTCATGTTCTCGCCACGCCGGAGGTCTTGTGGTTGGTGAAGAATTAAATAAATACATGCCGTTGATTTATTCTGGTGGTGTTCGACAAACTCCCTGGACTGAGGGATTGAACGTTCATCACCTTGAACCAATGGGATTCATCAAATTTGATATTCTGGGCCTTGGAACCCTGAGAATGATTGAGGATGCAATTTATAGAATTCTCAAGAAGCAGGGAAAAAGCACTGCTTTTGAAGACATTAAGTCATTTTACGGTGCGTATTTGCATCCTGATAGAATGGATCTTAATGACCAAAATGTTTATAAGAACATTTTTCACGCAGGTATGTTCGCTGGAACATTTCAATATACTGAGTCGGGAGCACAGGAGTTCTGCAAACGAGTAAAGCCAACAAGCATAATTGATATTGCTGTCAGTACCTCAATCTTTAGACCAGGACCACTTGGAGCCAAGGTTGACCGAGATTATATTGAGGCCAGGAGAAATCCAGAAAGTATTAAATATCTTCACCCCATCGTTGAAGAGGTTACTAAGGAAACTTATGGATTCTTAATCTTTCAAGAGCAGATTGCAATTCTTGCTCACAAGCTGGGCCACAATATTTCACTGGATGAGGGTAACCAGCTTCGCAAACTATTAACGGGAAAAGGAACAGTCAAAAGTGCAAAAGCAATACGAAAAATACACGAAAGATTTATTAAAGGATGTGGAGAAAAAGACATATCGTCCTCCGACGCCGAAAAGCTCTGGAAAACTTTTGAATATTTCAGTGGTTACGGTTTCAATAAGTCTCATGCTGTGGGCTACAGTCTTTTATCTTATCAATGTGCTTGGTTATTAAATTATCATCCAACCGAGTGGCTCGCAGCGTTCTTAAATAAAGAACCGGAATCTCGGAAAGAAAAGGCAATTAACATTGTTAAGAACTTGGGATACAATATTCAGGAAGCTAACATTAATTTGTCGGGAAGGAGCTGGGAAGTTTCTCCTAACGGCGAACTTGTGCAACCTCTTACCTCAATTAAAGGTTTGGGCGATAAAGCTATGGATCAAATATTGGATCACCGCCCATTCAATACCATTGAGGAGCTATTATTTAATAAAGATGTAAGTTATTCCAAGCTTAACAAAAAATCTCTGGATGTGCTCGTGCGCTCAGGCGCGTGTGATACCATCGTTGATGATAGATTTAAACATTGTAAGCACTTGTGGCTTTCAATCATTGATAATCGTCCCAAAACTAAGAAGAAGCTGGACGAAAATATCAAAGCTTTTGCATCTGAGTCAGATTTTACTGAAGAGGAAAAGATAGAGAATGTTGTAAGTTTAACGGGAATCTTTCCGTTTGAATTGGTTTTGGACAAAAAGGTAAAGGATAGACTCGCACACCTTAAAGTTCCGCCGATTGCAAAATTTGATCCTGACTTACAATTGTGTTGGTTTATCCCACGCGAGGTTATTCCCAAGAAAACTAGGGCTGGCAAGCCATTTTGGATTATTAATGCAATCGATGAAACATGTCAAACGACCAATATTAAGTGTTGGAACGTCAGGCCGAATGAAACCATTCATTTGAACAGACCTTACGTTAGTAAGCTTGAGCATGATCCTCAGTGGGGTTTCTCCACTCGGTCAATCCAGTGGAATTTTAAATTAGTGGGGTAAATATGAGTAAATCAGAAGAAACTTTAGAAATATACAAGTTAATAATTGGAGAGGAAGAAGCCGAAGCAGAAGCTGAAGACACCATTTCGAAATATTTGATTGAACGCGCCACACTATTTGGTAATCGATTGGGTTACACCAATAGAAAAGTAAAAGAAGTGGACCTTGTTGAAGACGCATTATCTGGCGGCTGGGTTTTAACTTGTTTTTGTGAAAGGAATTATTAAAGGAGAAAAGATGATTATAGAATATGCAAGAGTGAGACAGGATGTTCGTCCACCAGAAAGGGCAAACCCAAGTGATGCGGGATTAGATTTATTTTTCAATCCAGAACCAAAAAGCATTTTGCCACACCCCGATAATGATAGTGTTATTATTGAACCGGGACATTGCGCGTTGCTTTCAACAGGTTACAGATTTGGGGTTCCTCATGGATATATGTTGGAGATTAAAAATCGTTCAGGCGTAGCTTCAAAGCGTTCATTGCTTGTTGGAGCCTGTGTTGTTGATAGTGGTTATGATGGTGAGGTTTTCGTTAACCTTCATAATGTTGGATGGGAAACACAAGTCATTGAACCAGGAGTAAAGATTGCGCAAGCTGTTATGGTTCCCGTGGTTCATTTTAGAGCAGTAGAAACCGGGAATGGCAATTTATATGATTGGTATCCTATTACTATCTCTGACCGTGGCGAAGGTGCTCTAGGATCAACAGATGAAAAGAAATCTGGTGCGCCAGATTATCATCCGGTATAAATAATGACAAGCGAATCACGAAAACTTCGTCGAGCCAAAGAAAACGAAGCAAAGAAAAACTTCAACAAAGAGTTCAAAAAGAAGGTTGGACTCTTCAGTAAGTTATCTGACCAATGTTTGGTGTGCGAAAAAGATTTCGATAAAAAAAATAAAGATATGGTTATGAGCTGGAGTGTGGTCGTCAAGGAAGAGACTGTGCGCTTGTATTGTCCCGAGTGTTGGGATAGGGCGCAAACATTAATAAAGGAAATAAAAGATGGATACGAAAACTCAAAAGGTGATGTTTAGTTCGGAGTCTGATGAATGGGAAACACCACAAGACTTTTATGATAAATTAAATAAAAAGCACCGATTTACTTTGGATGCGTGTTCAACGCATTTAAATCACAAATGTGAAAAATATTACACTGCCGAAGATGATGGCCTTTCAAAGAGTTGGAAGGGCGAAACTGTCTTTGTCAATCCCCCTTATAGTCAAATTGAAAAGTGGCTCAAAAAGGCTCATGATGAATTGTGCAAACATCGCGTTCAGACTGTGATGTTGATTCCAGCAAGAACTGATACAAAATACTGGCATGATTATATTATGACCGACGCCACCAGCGTAATTTATTTTGTAAAGGGCAGATTAAAATTTTATAATAAATTTCGCCCCAATGCGTTTTTCCGCGCCCCATTCCCGTCAGTTGTGGTGGTTTTTGGTGGTTTGCGATTTGCACCTGGCCCACACACTGCCACAATGGAGCGAACATGAATGATTCTGACGCAAAAATTATGTTTACCGTTACGAAACGTGCCAAAGCTGATTTTAAAATACAGCTTCAGTACGATAGTTTAACGCAAGTTAAGTTTTTTCGTGCAGTTATGGAAGGATATTTAAACAAAGACCCCGACCTAATTGCTTATCTTAATAAGTTTAAAGAACAAAACTCCATTCAAAATGCCACGCAACGGAAAAGAACAGAAACCAACATCAAACAGGCAAAAGAAACCAAGAAACAATTTGCTTTGGGAGATGAAGAGGTTGATAATATATTTGATATTTTAGAAAAGGAGCACCCAGACTTATGAAATGTTATGAAGAGTGCAAACAAAAAAATAAATGTTGCCAGGTAAAGGAGTGTCGGTTATGGATAGATTATCCAGAAGATTTAAATTGTACTGAGATTGCAGTGCAAAAAAATGATAAACTTGTCTTTCGAGAAATAGGCGAGCGACTTAATTTAACACCGTCACGAATTAAGCAAATTGAATCGGCGGCACTTAAAAAATTAAACACTAGATTAAACTCTTTTTTGAATATCTTATAGCAGGTCTTTTTGTTGTTTAGGCTACTATTTATACGAGTAAGACTTTTAACAAGTTAAGGAGAAACTCGCAAATGGCAAAAAACAAAAAGCCCCTATTAAATGAAGGAACCGTTCGACGCATGATGAAGCTTGCAAATATGGACGCACTTGGTGATGGCTTTATTACTGAAAGATTTGGTGTAGAGGAAGACCAGGGATATAAAGACAAAGAAGATGAGCGTCTAGGAATGAAAGATGGTCCTGAGTCCTCCAAAGAGCAATCTTACAAGTCCCGCCGCGACGATGCAGGTTTTGAAGGTCTTGAAGAACAAGACGAGGAAGAAGCCGATCTTGATTTTGGAGCGGAAGAAGAAGTAGAAACTCCTGAAGGTGATGAAGGTGCTGAGATGGACGTGGACATGGAAATGGACACTGAAGGCGAAGAGATGGAAGGCGAAGTAACCATCACGGACGACGAAGCCCAAGATATTATTGCTCTTGCTGACA